CGTCAGCGTAGGTTGATCGCGGGCGGTCATGATCGCGCCGCCCGGATCTGAGATCGGGTAGCAGCGCGAGGACGGCCACGCGATGAACCGCTTAGCCCCACCTTCCAGAGCCTTCAGCTTGGCGCGCCAGCGGTCCAGCTCATTTGGCCACATCGTCCGCGACTGCCAGGTTCCACTCCAGATCGGAGAGCCGAGATCCTTCACGCGAGTTCTGCCGTTTGCCTGACGGGAGGTTTCCTGCCGGTAAACCAAGTCGAAGTCCGTGGACCAGCCGGGAAACTCCGCCAGCAGGTCAAAGGGATCAGCGAGGGCCATCAGCCAAGCACCCGGCGCTTCTGCGCATCGCGCACCGTTGCCACCACTTGCGACGGCAGTTCAGCCTTGAGCCGAGCAACCTGAGCCTCGACACGGGCCAAGCCCTCGCGATCGGCACCGCGCGCGTCGATGGTGACATGAATGGGCGCGTTAACGCCGCCACCAGAACCGCCCAGCGCTTTTGGAATTTGTGGAATGATCCGACCTGATTGGTTCGGCACAAACAGTTCAGGTCGCTTCTCACCGACGATGTAGGGTTGGCCTGCGCGAACAGGCCCACCATGTTCTCGTTTGCCTAACAGTGACCCGAACAGGCCGCCAAGTAAGCCGCCACCGCCGGTGCCAGAGCCACCCGTCCCGAACAGGGCATCCAAACCGCTATCCAGTAGGCGGTTGCCAATGTTTTGAAGTGCGCTCGCTAAGGCGTCTGCCGCGCTCTTTCCATTCATCAGGTCGCTGATCAACCCGCCGACCGCCTCGCGCCCGATCTGGGCCACTTCTCGCGCGGCTTCCGCCGCTTGCTGCTGGCTGTCCCGCAGTCGATCGGCGCCAGATGCGGCCGTGGCGTAGTTGGTCGCCAAGGTGTCGATCTGGGCTGCAAGTTCCGGCGTGACCTGCACGCCTGCCTTCTGTGCTTCGTTCAGCAACTGCTGCTTGATGCGAGCCTGCTCAACCTTGAAGCCGTAATCCTCAACGAGCGGGTTGACCTTTGACTGCGCCTCATACTCAGCATTCAGAACCTCGATGCGGCGCTGGATCTGTTCAATGTCGCCCTGAAAGATCTGATCCGGCGTCTTCTTCGGTGCCTTTGGCGTCACACCGATGCCGGCATCCTTGAGCGAATAGCCGGAGCCGGAAAGGTAAGCCTGGGCCTCCTCTTTGCGGCGCGTCGGATTGGCTGTCAGGCTTGCAATAGCATTCGCCACCACTTCCTGCCCGCCACCTTTCTTGATCGCCTCCACGATCTTGCTCGGCAGAGATCCATAGTTGTAAGCGATCGATGTGAGCGCACCTTGCTGTGCTTCCGAAAGGCTGCGCCAGGTCTCCAGCCCGATGGCGCGCTGAATTCCAGCTTGGAACTCTACAATGCGCCGGGAAAGGTCGCGCTCGGCATCGGCAAGAGTGACGACTGTGTCACGCGTCACCTTCTCGATTATTCCATCCGAACGCGTAGTCGTGTCCGACCCAAATCCGGTGCGGTAGGCGTTCACGTCGTAGTAAGCGGTTTCGCGAAAGCCCTCGAATTTGCGGATCATGTCGGCAGCCGAGCCTTGCGACTTACCGACCATCTCCCAATCCTTGGCCATGCTGTCCATGAAGCTAGACACGGTTCGCATCGACGGCCCGAGATAGCCGCTTACGGCATCAGCGATTTCCCTGATCGCACCAGACCCTTGTGTGCCGAGGCCAAGCAGCTGGCTGGTGAGTGCCGCTGCCAAGTCTTTGACCTGCGAGAAGGTCAGTTCTACTGCTTTGGCGGCATCGTCCAGCTTCTTCATCTCCTGTGAAGTTGTGCCGGACGTTTTCTGAAGGCTCTCTAGAGCTTCAATCGCCTTTTGAACGGATTCATTGCCTGTCTCTTCAAATGCCTTATTCAGACCGGCGATAACCCGTTCGAAATCTTCTGCTGTTTGCGCTCCAGATTGAACCTTCGCCTCAAGAACCGCAAATTCCGGGTTCACGTCTTGGAGAGCCAGGATGGTCGGCAACAGCGCCTTTGTAACATCCTGAAAACGGTCAGCGAAATCACCCACAATGTTATCGCGAGTGACTTTGATTGCTTCGATGCGTTCGGCAGCGTCAGCGGCTCGGCTTAGTTCATCGGCATATTCTGCGACTGCCGGAATAGCCACGCCATACTTGTCTGCTACGCTCTGAACGAGCGCGGCCTGCTTAGCGATTTCCTCACTGGTCTTTTCGCCACTAGAAAACCACTCTGAAAAATACTGCACGGCAGCGCCGGCCAAGCCAATGGAGGCAATCGTTGCAAGACCGATCGGGTTAAGCAGAGAAGTGAAAGCCCCTGCAACGCCTGCTAGAGCGCCTCGCATACCTTGACCGCCAAGAACTTGGTTGATCTGCGTACCTTGCTGGATCGCGATCTGGAACGGTGATTGGCCACCGGCAAGTTGCACGCCAATATCGTTGAGCTGAGCAGCAAGGTTCGCAGTATCCACCCGTGATCCACGCATTGCTTGCTGATATCGTTTGGCCCCCTGCTGCGCAGTCGTGAAAGCTCGATTGCTGTTCGCCGCTACGCCGTCAAACGACGACGAGACCTTAGAGCCGGAAGAGGTAAATGCGTCTTCGATTGCCTTAGTGTTGGCTTGCGTCTGCCCCACCAAGGACTTTAACTGTCTTTGTATCTGGCGCGTGTCAGCGCTGATGCTGAGCACAAGTTGTTCATTATCAGTGGCCACAGGAGACCTCAAAATTGAATAGATGGTTGAAAGCGTTCATCGGCGCAGCATGCGCGCTGATGGTCACCACGCCCACTTGGGCCAAAACAGTATGCAACGCGAAGGACAATGCCGCGCGGGTCCTGAAATCACCCAGCCCGAATGACTTACATCCAGATTGGACCGGCATCGGAAACATTGGGACTGGCCAGGGCTTTATCCCGAAAGCATCTAAGAGAACTCATGTCGGGCTGTTTTTACAGGGTGATCTTTACTCGACGCGCGGCGGTCTGATGACACCCAACGCATGGATATTTGCCAAAGAATGGATCTGCGAGAAAAGTTGATAAGCTCAAGGCCGCCGAAGCGACCTTGATGGTAGTCTGTGTTGTGGTTGATCAGGCGGCTTGCGCCATTGGCTCGACAGACTGGCTTTGTGTGCGCATCGTTTCGGCGACTTCTTCAAGAGCGTTTATAGCGCTCAGGAGTTCATCGCTGATGTAATTGCAGATGTAGGCCATTGCGTAGGCGTCATCTTCGTCTAGGGCCTTGGATGCCATTTTGATCAGGTTCAGGCCTTCGCGTGTGGCCGAAACCTGATCGATCGCGTCGTTTAAGCGTAGGACAGGACGGCGCATTATGCCGCCCTCGCCACTGGAGGAAACTCTTGAGCCAAGCGCGCCAGCCCCTTTGGCGTAACCCGGACCTGAGTGGCCGTCTTCTCGCTCCCATCGGAGCGATGAACGGTAGTCGTCTTATGCTCCAGAAGGCCGCTTGCAAGCTTGTCCTGATAAGCAACCTCGGCACCGCCGCCTGCCCGCGTATAGATCCAGCGATGCGAGCGAAGAAACTGGAACAGCGCCTTAGGCTGAACCTGCAAAGTCTTGGCCGCGTCGGTGACACAGAACGAGCCTTCCGAGATCGCAATCCGGCCTAAGGCTTCTGCCTGCGGTGCCAGCTCGGCAATGATTTCATCTTTCATGGCCACCTGCCCTTGCAGATGATTGAAGACACCGAGCATGACCTGCGGGTCAGAATAATCGAGAACCGGTAGACGGCCTTCGAGTTCATCCAAGCGGTCGATGACCTTCTTCCGAAGCGGGATGCTGTAGCCGGTGACCAGCGTCATCGTAAGATCACGAGGCAGAGCAAATTCTGGATAGGACTGACCATTTGACGGGTCTGTCCATTTTTGGACATACCCCCCTTCTTGTAGCCCAAGCGCGGAAAGCATCGCGCGAGTGTCGCGCATTACATGCTGGTGCTTCTTCTCGCACAGATCGGCGATTTCGCGGCTGCTCATTGTCGCCGGGCCTACCGGCATGATATTTGCAATCTGGTTCATCGGGGCTGTTCCTTAGCCTTGGTGGATGATGCGCCGCCCTGGCAGGCGGTGTTTTCTGATGACGACGGGGAGCAGTTTCCTAGGCCGCTTTCCCCGTCGTCATGCGTTCGGCCCGCTCACGTAGGGCGCGAACAATTTCGCTGTTTTGCGAGCTTCCATTTCGTTTTGCCTGTTTTGCCAGCCAGAGTTTCAAGTCTGCGGGAAGGCGAAGCTGCATCTTCTCAGTATTAGTCCGTGTTTCCATGGCGGCTCCTTTCACCGCCCGATAGTGGCATATGGGAACCATGGTGGCAATGGGGCACTAATGCCATTTGGGCATTATTTACAGATGCCCTTTTGCCAGCATCTATGCCGACCATGACAGACAGCCGTGACGCCAACAAATTCAACGTCCGGATGCCGGAAGGCATGCGCGACCGCATTAAGGCCCACGCCGATGAGAACCGGCGAAGCATGAACTCCGAGATCGTCTCTCTCTTGGAGATGGCCCTGTTCGAAGCCGACATGTCTCGTATGCAGTCGGGCATGAAGCCTCTCCGGCCGGTGACCGACAAGGACCAGGATATCATCAACCATGCTAAGGACAGTGCCCAGCGGCGCGAAGACGAGCAGTCATCGCAAAGCCGCGCGTCAGGCCTAACCGAAGCTGAGAAAGAAGACCTTTGGCAATGGATAGTTGAGCGTGGCAGTCGCAAAGACCGCTTTGGCGACTAGCCCCCGCTGACAAACTCCCAAATTGCATCTTGTTCGGCACCGCTGAGGTGCTTGTCCTTGTCGGGATCGTTTGCCTGACGATAACCCTCAACCGCAGCCAGGAAGTCCCAGATGCTCATCTGGCGGACCTGCTGCGGCGTGAAGCCTAGGACTGCTCCGGTTCCGAATAGGGCGGCAAATCTGACCCTTCCGTCTGGGAGATCGGGATCTCCTCCTGACTTGCCGCCTCGGATTTTCCCTCAAGCTCTTCCTCCGGCGCACCGATGACGCCAGCGCCGAGAACGCGCTGCGCAATCACCAAGCTTTCGAGGGGAGCCTTGCTGTGGACGTGATCGATGACGATCTTGACGGCTGCCGATGGCGCCATACCACCGCCGATCAGGCCGAATTTGATTACATCGGCAATGTCCTCAAGGAACCAGCGACCTGAAACGAGGCGATCGAGGATCACATACGGGCCAGCGCCGCGCGCCTCCTGAAGCTTCTCAATGTCGCCCCAGGCAAAGCGGAAAACGCGGACATCGCCCGCGAAATCCAGAGTGATCGAACCGTCGCGGCTCATCAGACGCCCGGTGTAACAGTGCGGACCATCTCGCCGTCGCTTTCAAGGCTGACGTTGAGTGTGGCGCGCTGGCCGTTGGTGGCACCGGACTCGATGGAGGAAGCATGCATCAAGCCCGTCCAAGTGATTGTCTTGGTCGGGAACTGCCATTCCACCTTAACCGGCACGGAAGCGGTATCGTCAAAAGCATCGAGCCAAGTCTCAACGCTCTGCTCCGCAAGCACCCCTTCGCCGCTGATGGACATGGACAGCGAAGTTGCGTCACGGCCGACCCAATCGACGGCATCTGGGTCATCGCAGCTAGGGATATTTACCTCTTCGAGGTTTTTGGTGAGCGTCATCGAGCGGTCGGTGAAACCGCACGGTGCGCTGTAAACGATAGGTTCGGCATCGTTCCCGAGTAAAACTCGGAACATGCCACTCTTGATGGTAACGGCGCGAGCCATGCTCTTACTCCTTTGTCAGGGCTGTTCAATGAAGGCTTGGTAGGTGAGCACGGCATGGCTCGTCTGGCCGTCCGGATCTCTGAAAATGCGGGTCTGCCTATGCTGGAACTCGGCAAGTGCGTTTGTCTGCAGCGTCAGCTCGGGAGACTTGAGGGCGGAGCGCACCGCATCCGCAATCTGCTTGGCTTCGGGGAAACCGACGCCACGCGACCACACATCGATATCGAAGGTGACTTCGAAGCTGTCGATGCAGTCGGCATCGTCGCCGGTCTCGTCGCCTTCGCCAAGCGTCACATATGGGAACGTCTTCTTATCCGGCACCGCGTCATAGACACGGCCGGCGATAAGCGCGGTGACGGCAGCATTCGACTTAAGGCGCGCAACGATCACGCCCTGGAGCTCTAAGGATGGCGACATTATTTGGTCTTCACCCTCTTTACGGCCTTGCGAACCGAAGCGGCCATCTTGCGGCGGATGCGTGGCCGCTCCTGCCGATAGGTCGGAAAGATGTGCGGGCGCTTGGCCGCGTTCACCGTGCCGAACTCAAGGAAGCGCCAGATGTAGTCGGCGAACACGCCGGTCGCATTCGGGTCTTTGGTTTCGTTCTGCAGGCCACGCCCTACGGCACGCTCGCCAGGACGGTTCGCCAACCGATCACCGACGATGCTGGCCTGATAAGCGCCTGACTTACGCGGCGCGCGCGGCTTGATCTTGCCAGCGAGCTTCTGCGCCTCTTCCAATTGCGTTTTTGCCAGTTCCTTTTCGGCTTCAGGGACTACGCTTCGCAAAAGCGCCAGTGTCTTCCCCCGCCCAAGCATCTTGGCCTTGATCGCCATATCAGGCGGCGACCCCGGTCTGAACTTCGAGATATACGAAACGCCGATCGGTCACCGCATCCACGATCTTGACCGCGTATTCCTCGCCCGTGCGCAGATCTCTCATGCGCCAGTCGCTTTCGATCTGCCGCGTCTCCTCCGAGGAACGGACATAGACGCCAAGCACATTTCGACCTTCCAGCCGGGCGGCGACAACAGCCTCGGAGCCGCCGCGTGGACGGAAGGCAGCTGAAACCTTGAACTGCTCCACGAAGCCGGCTTGCTCGTTGCCGTAGCCGTCCGAAACCGTGGATCTTTCGTCAAAGGCAACGCGGTGGCTAAG